CAATGCTTTCGATCCGCGCGAGCGCAAGGCTGTTGCAGCTCTGTTCGGAATCGAAGGCGACGACACTGCAAACGATCCTGGCCTTGGTTCGTCCCCTGCGTCGACCATCGTTGCGGCCGAGTACGGCAATGACACGACGTGGCGCAAGACGGTCCTCACGATCACGGCGCTGACCATTGCGCTGTCTGACGATGCCGGCGTTGCACAGTACGGTGGCGCGAAAATCTACGACTTCCCGCTTGGCTTGATTCAGTTCGGCGGCGCGGTGGTTACTGGCAACTTCACGGGCTACGCATCGCTGATCGACACCTTTGACGGCGATGTCGCCATCGGCACGGCAACTGCTGGAACCGGCGCGACGCTGACCGGCACCGAAGCGAACATCATGATTTCCAACCCGACGACCACGGCGGTTGCGGAAGTGGCTGCGGTGTCGGCCTCGGGCAATGCGGCTCAGATGCTTGGCGGTCATGCGACCGCAACCGATGCATACCTGAACTTCGTTGTTGACGACAACGTTGCGCACGGCACTGGCAACGCCTCGTTCACGGGGACGGTCACGCTCTTCTGGCGCAACCTGAGCGCGCTTTGATTCGTGTCGGCTGAACTCCTGGCGCTCCTAGAGGAATTGGAGCGCCGGGAATCTTCGCGACTGTTTCCGGACACGGGGCCGCTGCGACGAGAGCTTTACCCCAAGCATCTTGAGTTCTTCCGGCTTGGGTCAAGCAAGGCGATCCGGGCATTCATTGCTGCGAACCGCATCGGGAAGTCGACCGCCGCCTGTTTTGAGCTGGCGTGTCATCTGACTGGCGAATACCCGCACTGGTGGGAAGGACGTAGGTTCGACCATCCCATTGAGGCGTGGGCCGCATCGTTGTCGTGGAAGGACAACCGCGACGGCATTCAAGCCAAGTTGTTCGGGAAAGAGGACGATCTCGGAACCGGGATCATCCCATCATGGGCGATTGACCCAAGCAAAATCAGCTACGTCCCAAGCACGAACGGGGCGATAGACAAGGCGATGGTTCGCCATGTGTCTGGCGGCTGGTCCGAACTTGGGATGAAAGCCTACGAACAGGGCCGAGACAAGTTTCAGGCCCTAAGCCGGCACGTGATCCTGTTGGACGAAGAGCCGAACAGTTTTGGCATCTTCTCCGAGTGCATCACGCGAACGGCCACGGTCAACGGCATTGTCATGCTGAGCTTCACCAGTCTGAAAGGCGTAACGCCGCTGGTGATGAAGTTCCTTCCGGAGCTTGGGAAGCCGCCCGAAGAGGGCGAAGAGGAAGAGGATCGTTCGCACCTTGCCGCAGTCATCTGCGGATGGGCGGACGTTCCACATATCCCGAAGGCCATGCAGGATGTCTTGCTGTCTGGCTACAGCCAACACGAAAAGAAAGCGCGCACGACCGGATGGCCGGGGCTCAGTGCGGGCATGGTGTATCCCGTGGAAGAGTCCGATTTCGTTGTTCAGCCCTTCAATATCCCGAAGCATTGGCCGCGCGTGTTCGCGCTTGATCCGGGGTGGTCCAAGACAGCCGCAATCTGGCTGGCTTACGACAAGGAAAACGACATCGCCTATCTGTACTCCGAGTACTACCGAGGGCAGGCGGAACCAGAGATTCACACGCGGGCAATCCTTGCGCGCGGCGACTGGATTCCTGGCGTTTCAGACAACGCCGTGGACGTGAAGAACGGCAAGTCCATCGTGGATGCCTACCGAGGCCACGGCATCAAGAAACTCAAACTGGCGAAAAAGTCCGGCAAGGATGTGCGCCTGCAAGAGACGCACAGCCGTCTATCGACGGGGCGGCTCAAGGTGTTCTCCACGTGCCAATGGTGGCTGTGGGAATTCCGCCAATACAAGACGAACGAGGAAGGCGAGATCGCCTCGGAAAACGATCACTTGATGAACGCCACTGAGTACGGCGTCGAATCCGGGTTGCCGATTGCTGAGCTTCCGGCGCCGATCAAACCGAACATTGTGATGCAGGAGCAGACGTTTGGAATCCAGTATTGAGCTAACCGAAGACGAGATGCACGAGCGCGAGGAAGAAAACGCCGCCCGTGCGCTGCGTGCTTTGGAAGCAAAGCGCGATACGTGGGTCAAGGCGATGGAGCCTGCGCACAAGCGCATGATTGAGGACGTGCGCCAGCGTGAGGCCAAGCCTCGACGGGTCAGCAAAACGAAGGTGGATCATTCCGGCGACGACGACCGCGGCCCGCCGATGATCCATGCGACGCGCTCGCTGACGGACCTGATTGAAGCGCGCATTTCCGACATGCTGTTCCCGGTGGCACAACCGCAATGGCGGTTTGATGCCGAGCCGGTGCAGGACGAAGACGCATTCATGCTTCCGGATGGTCGCGTTGTCCCGAATGAGTTGCGCGCGCAGCACGTTGAGTCTGCCGTGCGTGAGCAGGAAAAGGTCATCCGCGACCAGTTCACGGAATCCAAGTTTGCGGCGATCTCGCGCAAGGTCATTCGCGACGGGTGCCAGTTGGGGTTTGGCTTGTATCTCGGCCCCGTCGTTGCAGTGAAGCGCAAAGAAAGGTTCATCCGCGTCCCGGTTGAAAGCGGGCTGATGGGTCGCGTTGGGGCGATGATCGGCAACCTGATGGGCCGTCCGCCTCAGACGGAAGTTCAGGTCAATGTTCAGGTCATAGAAGAGTCCGTCCCAGGCCTTGAATACGGCAACCCGTGGCGGTTCTTCCCTGAGCCGGTTGAAGACTTGGAGCAGGCGTCCGGGTTCTTCTACTACGACCTGATGAACGAATCCGAGATGCGCGAGTTGGCGGATGTCCCAAGCGCACGGAAAGAGGAAATTGCCGAACTGCTGATGTGTCAGCCCGACCACGGCAAGATTGGCGCGATGATCCGCGAGCGGTCGAATCTGACCGGATTTGTGGAATCGCTGGACGGCCGCTATGTCGTCTGGCGCTACGAAGGCTGCATGTCTCGCGAAGACCTGCAGGCGATGGGTTGCGAGTGCGACCCGCTGACGCCGCTCCCGATGGTGCAGATGCGGTTCTGTCAGGGCAAGGTTCTGCAGTACAAGATGAACCCCAACAAGGGCAGCTACCGAATCCCTGCCCATGTGTTCACGCCGTTTCCTGACACGGAGTCGTGGATGGGCCTTTCGGTCCCGTACCTGTGCCGTGACTCGGCGAAGGGAGCGCAGGCGGCCTATGAGATCGCCCTGTTGAATGCGTCGGTCAGTGCCGGCGTTATCACGGTGATTCGCGAAGGCTTGAAGCCTGCCGACGGCAAGTACGAGATTCGCGGCCCGAAGACGTTCATTGCGCCGGACGACGAACGTAGCCTGTCCGATTACTTCCATTTCGAGACGGTCGATAACGTCGGCCAGCAAGCGGTCGCGCTGATGGAGCGCCACCTGCAGATGATGTCGGAAGACCTGAACCTTCCGCAGTTCACCAATCCCGAGGTCAACAAGCCGACCAATACCGCGTCCGGCATGGCGATGTGGATGAACGCGCAGACGGTGGTTCAGCGCCGCAGTGCCGCGGCATTCGACGACTGCATTGCCCCGATGCTCCGGGCCTTCGTTCGGTTCAATCGCTTGTACTCGGACAACCCGGCATTCCAGGTGGACGTGCAAGTGGTCCCGCTCGGCCAGTCCGAGCTACTGGTCAAGGACATCGAGATTCAGAACGTCATGGCTTACATCGGCATGGCACAGTCAAATCCGGAGCTTGGCGCGATCACGGACATGACGGTGCTGTCAAAGCACCTGGCGCAACAGTTCCGGCTTCCGGATGGCGCGATTTTGTCGACTGAGCAAGCTGCAGAGCGCGCACAACAGAAGCCGCAAGACCCGATGGCCGAGATTGAGCGGGCCAAACTTGAGCTGGCGCAGCGTGACCGCGCGATTGCCGAGGCCAAGTTGCAGGCTGACATGCAGGACAAGCAGCGCGACGACGATTTCCGCGCGCAGGATCGGATGCTCGATCACAAAGAGCGCATGGCAGAGATTGCGGCGAAAGAACAACAGATGCAGCTTGACGCGATCAAGATGCAGACGGAACGCGAATTGCGCCTGATGGAGTTGGCGCAGAGCCGCGAACTCAGCATCGAAGAGTTGAAGGCGAAGCTGGAAATGCACCAGTCGTCGAACGCCTTGCAGCAATACATCACGGGATTCAAGGGCACGCTTGAAGCCAAGAAAGTCGCGGCGAACCTGAGCGAGCAATCGTTGAAGCTCAACCCGAACAACCAGACGGGAACCGGCATCTAGTGATTCATACCGATTCGGACACTTGGCGCGACGTAGCCAGTCACGCCACGGGCGCTATTGCCAGGATCAAGGACCGGCTGGCGCAAAACATCACTGACGAAGAGACGCGAAACCTGCGCGCGGAGTTCCGCGTGTGGAGTTCCGTTCTGTCGCTCCCTGAGCGGCAAAAGGCCCAAGAGGCCATGACCACAACCGAGGAAACCTTCAAGGCTTATGACTGACCAGATGACCGACCAAGAAGCCCAATACGCCGCCTTCCTTGCATCGCAGAACGATGGGAAGACCGCCGAGGCTCAGGACGCGGACAAGACCGCCGAAGTCGCGACCGAACAGCAGGAAGTCGCTGAGGACGAAGGCAAGGAAAGTCAGGCTGTCGCTGCAGGAAGTGAAGAGGCGCGACAAGCCGAAGAGTTGTTCCCCGGCTACTCGACCCTTCCGGATGACGCGCGCGCCGCCATTGACAAGATCGTGGCTGAGCGCGACGCCGAGAAGACCGCGCGTGCGCAGGTCGAAACGAAATACCAATCCGAACGCAACATGCTTGTTCCGGCACAGCGCAAGGTGCGCCAGCTTGAACAGGAATTGCACCGACTTCGCTCCGAAAGGAGCAACCCGCAGACCGCAAAGCCGCCTGCGTCCGATGCCTCGCGCATCAACAAGCTCAGGGAAGAATTGCCGGATGAATTCGCTGCCATCGACGAACTGGTGACCGCGAAACTCTCCCCAATCGACCAGAAGTTGCAAGAACTCGAAGAGGCAAAGCGCGATTTGGACGCCCGCAGGGCAGCCGAAGAAGCGATTGCCGAACTGAACGACTTTGATCCTGATTGGCGCGCCAAGACCCGCAGCGAGGAGTTTGCTGCGTGGAAGCAGGCGATTTGCGACGAAGCCGATGATTGCTATGACCCGATGTTGGCAGAAGCCATTCATCGCGCCACGGCTGCATTCGACAGCAAAGCCATGCGCTCCATCCTGCGGCAGTTCAACCGCGACCTTGACGAAGCAAAGGCCGCGCAGTCCGCCAAGGATCAGAAGCCCGTCGTTCGGAAACCCGAAGCTGATTTCAACCCGCGCCGATCCTCGGTCGCCGTGTCTGCGAAGCCGACTTATGCCTCTGCGGAGGAACAGGCTTACGCGGAATGGCTCGCGGGACAAACCTAATCCAGGAGTCTCATCATGGCAATTCGCAATGATCTGACGCTCAACAACGGCGCTGCGACCGATTTCATCGTCCTGCAGCAGTTCCTTGAGCGTCCTGAAAGTCACGACGTGTTCGACCGCGCGTTCACCTCACTCAAGTTCAACAAGAACCAAGGTGAAGTGGTTCACGTCTCGCGTCTGCAGAACCCGAGCGTTGACACGACCGCCAGCAATGGCGTTACCAACAAGGCCCCGCGCGCACTGTCGCGACTGGACTACACCGCGACGGTCAACGAGTACAACGAATCCGTTGCCGTTTCGCGCCGTGAAGTGCAGCTCTCGTCGCTGAAGGATGTGCTGAAGGAACACGGCGCCGTCATGGCGAACTGGCAGGTTCCGGAAACCCGTCAGGCCGTTCGCTGGGGCATCCTCAAGGCCGGCACCAACAAGTTCTACAACTCGGGCGCGATTTCGTCTGCAGGTAATGTGAACGGCACGGTGAATGCGAACATGCTGGAACGCATGGTCCGTTCGCTGGACAACGCGCGCGGCAAGACGTTCTTCCCGAAGCTTGATCCCAAGAACGCCTACAACTCGACCGGCGTCGAATCGTCGTATCTGGCCTTCTGTCATCCGGACCTCAAGGCGGACTTGCGCCTTCTGCCGGGCTTCAAGACGGCCGACATGTACGCCGCCGATATGTACGAGTTCGGTGCGTGGCAGAACATCCGATTCTTCTGCACGCCGACCGCGACCCCGGACGCCAACACGGGTGCTGCTTCGACCACGCTCAAGGCGACCGGCGCGACTGGTTCGACCTCGGGCAATGCCGATGTGTACAGCATCGTCATCGTGTCGAAGGACTCGTGCCACGCGACCCCGATCAAGGGCAGCGGCATCAACGGCATCGGCAACGTCTCGACGACGGTGCTGGACAAGGCCGACAAGTCCGACATCCACAACAAGTACATCGTGATTTCCGCGACGTGGTACGACACGGCGCTGATCACGTGTCAGGAGTGGATTGCGGTTGGCCTCTGCGGCGCTTCGCGTCTGTAATCTGAGGAGACACTGACATGGCAACCATCTACAGCAACCTGTACACCGAAGCTGCGGCGGACAACGACAATTACAGCTACCGAGGCCCGTATGGCTCTAAGGCTGGCGAAGTCGTCAACGTCAACGGAACCGTCACCATCAGCGGTGCGTTGGCAACCAACGACATCGCGAACCTGTTCCCGATCCCGGCTGGCGCCAAGATCATTCGTTACGAACACTACTACGAAGATCATGGCGCGACCTGCACTGCAACGATCCAGTGCGGCACGACCGACATGAAGGCGAGCATTGCGCTCGGAACGGCGGTGGCTATCGGCAGCATTGCCGAACTGTCGCTGGCCGAATGCGCGGCGGCTTGGGCGGCGAACGCCACGACCGAGAAGAACGTCAACATCGAGTACACGAGCGTGACCACTCCGACCTCTGGCGCGGTGTACACGTTCGCGTGCCAGTACGTGATGCCGTCCGTCTAAACCGTTGCTGCTTCACCCCTAGGGGCCTCATTCGAGGCCCCTTTTTTTTGGAGGAACTGTGAACTACGAACAGCACGCCGAGAATGGCTTTACCGATCTGGACCGTCCGCAGCTTCGTGAGGCTTGCAAGACCTTGGGCCTGACGATTGGACCGAACGAATCCGAAGCGTCCATGCGCGCCAAGCTGTGCGCTGCGATGGGCCATGCGACCAACGCTCCCAAGGAAGCGCCGAAACCGCAGCTCAAGCCGGTGGCAACGTCCATTCCGAACCTGTCTCCGGACGGCGAATGGGGCGGCAAGTGGTACTACGTCACCATCACGCCGAAGAACGAGAAGTTCACGTCGTGCCCGGTGGGCTGGAACGGCAACTATCGCAACCTGCCGCTCAACGAAGAGGTCAGGATCATCGCCCCGCACTTCAACGTGCTGACGGAATCGAAGGGCGAGCGCATTGGTCAGCGCAAGTACAAGGACGAAGATACCGGCGTCGAAATGTACGCCCGCGTCTCGTTCGAGTTCCGCGAGTTCATCATTTCGAACTGGCGCGTTGATCCGGAAACGGCGCATCTGCCGCAGGACTACGTGGAATTCTTCACGAAGCTTGAAGAGAAGTATCCGAACTTCGAGACGTTCAAGAAGAAGCAACTGGCCGCCATCTACGCCCGCTTGGCCGATCACATCAAGGAGCAGGAGATTGCCAAGATGTCCGAAGAGGACCTGCGCGACAAGGTGCTGACCCTGATCAAGCAGGGCTATGGCGCTGACATCCTGAGTCTGGACGCTGCCTGATGACGCGCCTGCAACTCTGCCAGAAGGTGCACCGCATCCTTCGCATCGACCAGAACCTTCCAGGCACTGCGCCCACGACCACGACGGGTCAGACGGGCGTGCTGAACGAGATCGTGAAACTGGTCGATGACGCTTACCAGACGATCCAGTCTGCGGAAAGCTGGTGGGGTTTCAGGCTGACGCAGGGCACGTTTCCAATTTCGGACGGGACTCGGGACTATACCCGCACGACGATCCAAGGCACGCTGACCACGTTCGACGAGTTCCTAGTCATGTCCGGGTATGGGCCGGATCATGTTCAGGTGTATCTCACGGCCACGGGCGTCGCTGACATGGCGCCTTGTTGGTACGTCCCCTATCAGGACTGGCGCGGGTTTTGGGATCGTGGCGAGCGTGGCGAAGGAAAGCCCTCGCGCTTCACGATCCGGCAGGACCAAACGATTGAATTCGACCCGACGCCGGATGCGTCCTACACGGTGTCCACGGACTACCGGCGGACCCTGCAC